CTTCTGCGTCAGACCTGCGTCGATCGTAGAGAGTTCAAAGAGAGAAGTAATCTTCGTGGCGTACGTCCACTCAGCGACAGTCGCGGTCACGTTGGAGGCGGAGAAACCTACAGCGGTAGGATTCACGCCTTCCGTCGCGGCAGCGGTGATCACTGGGAAGTGGGTTGTACGAACGAACTGGACAGTAATACCACCGTTCTTCGGGATGGTCTTCTGTTCTGCGATGAGGCTGTACTTGCGGACCAAATCAGCGGTCTCAAGAAAGGTTGAATCGTAATGAATCTGCATTTCTTGTGACGGGGCCGAGGTCGATGTAAGCACATCACCCATACTTTTCTAACAGGCTATGTGTTCGGACCATGTGGCAAAACGGCAAGCCGTTCTGCATAAGTCATGCTCCGCAACTCTTCGAGCGTCGGTTTCCCTTTTGACGGGGCTTGACTGACACTCGTAGCCTGTGTCATTTGCTTCGTTTCAATCTTACGGTAAGCATCCTGCTGGCCTTGTGCGCGAGCGGCTCCAAAGTACTCATTGGCCAAATCCGCGAAAGGAACCTCATCTCCTGTTTTCGGGTCAAACCCAATTCCTGGAGTGATGGCTAGTTTCATCAGCTTGTCTTTGTGTGCTTCAAAACCAGGATTTGTTTTCAGAAAGTCATTAAGCTCTGCCTTCGTAGCTTCCATGGCCTTTTCTTGCGCATTTTGCTGAACGATGGCTTTGAGCTGGTTTACTTCGTCAAGAACCGGCGCGAGCGGGTTATTAGCGTAGTATTCCTGTTTCTCTTTCAATTCCTGCTGCTCAATTTGACTCAAAACTTGTTCAGGTGAAACACCATACTTTTCACTCAACTTATTAGCGAGTTGGGCTTTTTGGCTCAACTGACCGATAACCTTTTCAGATTCGGTATAAGCTTTGTAAATGTCTTCTGATGTTTTCCCTTTAAATCGTGGGTCATTATCCCAAGGGGTAGGTGCTTGTCCTGCTTCTGCCGGTTGCCCGTCGCTAACGGGGGTAGCGGTTTCTACAGGCTGGGTACTGACAGTTGCATTCTCCTGAGAGGAAGTAGCGCCTTCGCCCCCTACGGGTGTAACATTTTCGGTATTATCCATATTGCGTTTTGATTGTTACATTCGGATACAATTTACATTCCGAACGGGAGTCTGTTCGACCATCTTGCGATACACAGCTCAGGGAGAGGCCGTAGCCCTACCCTCAGATGTCTACTCGTTTTCTATCTCGTATTTCAGATTTTTAATGTCCTGGTCGATGTTTTTCAGCGTATTGATAAAAAACGTCAGCCCTTGTTTTTTTCCCTTCACCGTCGCCAACTCTCTGAGCGATTCGCAATCATAGGCGTTCTTTTGCTTCTCAATTTCTTCGCGTATTGGTTTAACGAGGTATTCCTGGAATGGGAATGATTCGATTTGCGCCTTGAGCTCGAAGAGATGGTCGAGCTTTGTTTGCGCTTCTTGTCTGGTCATAGTTGTGGTTGCCCTGGGTTCAGAGCGGTCTGCATCGGCGTTCCTGGCATTTGTGGTTGCTGCATCTCTTCCATATCAGGAATCAGCTCATCAATACCATCAATTCCCCGGAGTTCAAGCCATTTCTTCCCAGCTGCCAACTGATTTGCTGGCGGAAGGAGTGGGAGGAAACGGTCACACCATTCGCCAAACTGTTTCAGCATCAGATCTTTGTTTTTCGCTACGTTGGTATCGCCCTTGATTTTAATGTTGAACTTTAAGTCTCCGCGTTCACGAGCAGCGATGAGCATCTGAAAGACTGTCTCGCGCGAGTAGCGTATCTTTCCGCCCGGGAGGACTTCTGCTTCAAGAGGGAATATCTTAAGTATAGGAGCATCAATCGACTGGATATTTTCAATCTCCATTTTGAGCAGAAGGCGGCCAACATCAGCAAGAGCCTGTTTGAAACGACGATTGATAAGCTCAAAACGGTTCGATGAGTAGGTGGAAGCGATTTGGTCTTGACCGAGTGTTTTGTTCGACGCGGCACCTTGCATGAGGTCATTCGCTCCAGAGGCTCGCTTGTGTTCATCCTCAATTTTATTCATCAGTTGCACAGCACCGGTAAGAATATCTGGGAATTGAACCAGCTGCACTTTGTTGGCGATAGGCTGGCCATCAGACTTGACTTCCATCATACCACCGACTTTGACCACTGCCTGGCGCTTATCTGGGATCGAACCCTGTTCAACAATAAAAAACGGGTTATTCGTCAGAGCCACGGAATCAAGAGAACGATTCTGCATTTTTTGATACAGCTTCCCGAGTCCAAGCGTACTGTGGCCTGTACCATCTCCTTCAAAACGATCCGGGATAGCCGTCGGTTCATGTATCAATTTGACTGAAGTGATTTCGTAGTATGGGTTGGCGACATCCCGTAAAACAAGTCTTTCTTTGCCATCAACAACCGTCTGAATGCTATCACACGTCACTCGTTCATACACCTCCACTGTCCCCTGTGATGCTTTAGTGAGGTCTATACGGTCGCCTGTCACTTGCTGCGTAGAATCATATTGATTGCGCTGCATCGTCCCTTTCCCTTCGACCAGATCCCTATTAAGCCGGCCAGTCGCATCGGTGAAGTTATACGCTATGTTCTTTTTGACTTCGTCTACCGTCAAGACAGAGCGAAAAATGAGTGATGTCTGGTTCTCGATATTCGCGATGATCGGGTTGTAAAAACAATCTAGGATGTTCGGCACAGAAAAATCAGGCTCATCCTTCTCTGGTGTTTGAGTCCCGTCTTCATTGTCCTTCATGACGAAACGCCAGAAGACATTGAGAAGAGACGTCCCAAATACAACAGATTGCTTTACCCAAGCCTCAATCTTCTCGTATGCTTGTGGGATAGTCTCAAGCCGGTAATTGACAATCTCCTCAGAGACAAACGCTAGATCCTTGTCCTCTTCGCCAATCAAATCCACTTCGAGATACGGTGTACCAGAGAAAATAGACGGAACAATATAATTCGTCTCAGTCCTGAGCTTCGTGATTTTCTCCTGGCTCTTCGAGCGATCTTTCGGGTCATTCGTCTCGCCAACGTACGCCTGGTATATCTCATTGATAACTGCACGCTGGTTTTGGTTCGATCGCTGGTAATTGTCACGCTCACGGAACAGAACATCAACAATGTTCTTAGCATCGGCTACTGCCTTGAGAGCATCCTTTTGTTCTTCCATATTGGTTTTTATTGGATTGGCCTCGGCTTTCGATCTGTGATTTTTGCTCGTTGCATTGTGTTCCTTTTTATTGTTTATATTATAAAATAGTTATACAGAGGGAGTCAATCCACATAGTGTGTGCCGTATGTATCGAAGATTGGGTCTGGATTCGCTTTTGAATTATCCACTCTCCCATTGAATCCGTATCGTATAGCGTCCATCGAATTGCTCCATTCGTGGTTCGTGTCGTCCGGCTCATTGATGATGATGCCGGCACTATTCTCCATGAAAAGATAATGCAAGTATGCTTTCCATGTCTTCACACTCCGCGCAGTGACTGAAATCTTCAGCCCTTGAACAAACTGAATACCTTGATATACGCTCCCTGGGCCTTTAGTAGCCGATATTACATTGAGGCCGTAACTTCTGATCTCGTCGATTGATTTTGGCTCGGCTCCATCAGCTATGATAAGTGCTTTATCCAGATTGAGGAATATGTCTGCGATTGATTTATTCGAGAGACCTTTTTGATACGTTATCTCATCGAGTATATACCCGCCATTGTATTCATAAATCGCTATAATGACCGTTGGATCATTCGTATACCCAAAGTCCATACCAAACCGATACAAACGCGCTTCGTGCGGTATATCATCAATAAGTGCCCATCCTTTGTAGATCTTCCGTTCCAAGGTACTCGGCTCACCCAGCCATTTGTGTCGGTACAGTGCCGGACGCTTCTCTTTGTCGTCTTCAATTTCTGCTTTAATCACATCAGGAAGCCAATTGTACTTTTCAGCTATATCATAATTCGCATTGATAATGAGTGTATTTGGCCTCCCCTCATCAACCAGCCGAACATGCACTGGATCGTCTTCCATGAGGCGGTTATAGGTATAAATGATCTTACTCCCAGGCTTTCTGACGGTCGGGGTCAATACGTCAAGCGATGATTTTGAGATAGTCTGAGCTTCTTCCACCCACGCGATGTCTATTCCTTCGATAGACTTCACACTCTGTTCATTGCGGTGCAAACCCTTAAAGATGACGTCAGATCCGTTGATTGAGTTGAGAATGCTTTTAT